TATAATCCGATGGTATTACCTGATAAATTAATATCTTCATATACATATTTAATTCGTCCAGAGGTAAAACATATATATGTATGGCCTGCATGGTTATTTCATACTGTTTATCCTTATTTTGGTCCTGGTGATCGAAGATCTTTAGTTTTTAATATAAATATAGTCCCCTTATAACCACCTGGTTTTATTGATCTTACGATAAATAATTTAAACAATGATTTAATCATTACTAGTGAGGAATTAATATGGCAACTTTAGTATCACCAGGTGTTGCAGTTTCGGTTATAGATGAAAGTTTTTATGGCTCTGCTGGTGCAGGTACTGTTCCGTTAATTATATGTGCTACAGGACAAGATAAAGCACATGTAAGTGGATCAGGTTATGCATCAGGAACAATAGCCGCCAATAAAGGCAAAGTTCAACTCATAACTAGTCAACGAGAACTTATCCAAACATATGGAACACCTTTTTTCAGAACAGTTTCAGGTACCGCATCTAACGGCGACGAAGTAAACGAATATGGTTTACTTGCGGCATATAGTTATTTAGGCGGTGCTAATAGAGCTTATGTGTTAAGAGCTGATGTTAACACAACACAATTATTACCAACTACAACAGAACCAAAAGGAGATCCAGCAAACGGAGCAATTTGGTGGGATACTGCTAATTCTGTTTATGGATTATTTGAATGGTCTTCAAACTCAGGTACATGGGTTAAGCAAACAGTAACACCATTCACCGCGGCACAAATGACTGTAAATGAACCAACTATTGCAAGTGCTGGTGGAGCAGCAACAGGTGATTTTAGAATTGCCGTTATAAATGCTTCAAGTAAAGCATTAGGAACAGATGTTGCTGATGCTGGTATTTGGGAATGGGACGGAGCGGCATGGCAAGTAGTTAGCCTTGGTAACAACGCCGCATTAAATGGTGGTTCAGGTAGAGGTGCAGTAACAGTAGGTCCTTCATCTGCTCAACCATCGGGCCCAGCTGATAAAGATTTATGGTTTAAAACATCATCCGATGGACAAGGCACTAGCCTTGTAATTAAAAGTTATTCTTCCAACACTAGTTCTTTTGATACTAAAGCAGTTAAATTTTATGTCGATGATGCTACTGCGGCACAACCAGGTAATTTTGATAGTGGTAGACCTGCAGATATTATTGTTACAAGTTTAAATAGTGGTGCATTAAAATCAGACCCAGCGTCAGGTGCTGATTCATCATTTGTTATTTTAGATGGTGGTTCAGGATATACATCTGCACCAGCATTAACAATTTCAGGAGCAGGTACTGCTACGGCAGTTATTACAAATGGTGTTGTAACAGATGTAGTTCAAACAGCCGCAGGATCAGGTTACACAGATATGCCTACAGTTACACTAACCGGAGGTGTTATTCCTCCAGCAGGATCAATTTATGCAGTAGAAGACTCAACATCAGATGTGGTAGAAATTGCCTTAAAAAGATTTGCTGGTACTTTGGCTACTTCGGCGGCAGTTGCTGATGCAACTAGTACATTTGCCGCGGCAAACGAAATGGAAGCGGGTGCAACAGCTATTGTAGGCGAGACTGCTGACGGTACTTTATGGTACGATAGTTCAAGTAGTATAGATTTATATATAAACACATCAAATATATGGATTCCTAAAGCAGTTGGAGCATATAGTACAGTAGCACCAACGTCACCAAGTAATGGAGATGTTTGGGTTGACACCAATGATTTAGATAATTATCCATTAATTAAAGTGTATAATAATACTACAAGTTCGTGGGATGCTCGAGATAATACAGATCAATCAACAGCAAATGGAGTTGTATTTGCAGATCTAACTGCAACGGCGGCAGATATTACTTATAATAGTGGTGCTACAAGATTGGCAAATGCTCCAAATGGTGCATTATATCCAGAAGGTACGATGTGTGTTAATATGGCACATTCAAAATATCAAGTAAGGAAATATGTAAGTTCCGAATTAACAACCCATAAATGGCGTACAGCGGCTGGTAATAAAGCAAACGGAGCAGGATATTTTGGTAGAAAATCCCAAAGAGCAGTGGTTGTAAAAGCAATGCAGGCTGCGTTAACTTCAAATTCGGATATTAGGGGCGATAGTACAAATATTACATTAATTGCATCCCCTGGTTATCCTGAATGTGCAGACGAAATGCTGACATTAAATGTAGATAGAAAAGAAACTGCATTTGTAATTATAGATACACCATTTAGGCTTACACCGAGTGGAGTAACAGCATGGCAAGCAGGTACAAGTACAACAGAAAATGGTGAAGATGGTTTAATTACATCAGGTTCACAATGTGCGGTTTATTATCCAAGTGGGTTAGCAACAAACACCGACGGAACATCTGTAGTAGTTCCAGCATCACATATGGTGCTTCGAACTATGAATTATAATGATTCTGTTGCGTATCCTTGGTTTGCACCAGCAGGATTAACTAGAGGCCTTATTTCTAATGCAACAAATGTTGGTTATTTAGATAGTGAAGGTGAGTTTAGTGCAGTTGCATTAAATCAAGGTCAACGAGATACATTATACACAGCAAAAGTTAATCCTATTACAAATTTCCCAGGTCAAGGATTATTTGTATATGGTCAGAAAACATTATATGCAGCATCAAGTGCATTAGATAGGATTAATGTTGCTAGGTTAGTTGCATATCTACGAGATAGATTAGATCCATTGGCTAGACCTTTTGCGTTTGAACCAAACGATGAATCAACTAGAGCTTCGGCAGCAGAGGCAGTTTCGAGGTTTTTAGGTGACATTATGTCAAAACGAGGAGTTTATGATTTTGCAGTTGTTTGTGATGAAACAAATAATACAGCTGGAAGAATAGATAAAAATGAACTTTGGATTGATATTGCTATCGAACCTGCTAAAGCGGCAGAATTTATTTATATCCCAATTAGAATAGTAAATACAGGGACATTATAGTTTTGAAAAAAGGCAGTGATTTTTTCACTGCCTTTTTCCTTGGCCAAAATTTCTGACAAATCTTATAAATACATATAATATAGAACGTGGTTAAGGAGACATGTAAATGGCAAATTTAACAAAATTTGGAGTACCGACAGGTGGCACGACTACTCCTGTGTTGATGCCTAAATTGCAATATAGATTTAGAGTCGAATTTAGAAGTATAGGCGGATCTGCTGATAGCAAATCCCTAACACACCAAATAGTTAGTGTTACCAGACCTACATTAACACATGAAGAAGTTACACTAGATGTATACAATTCTAGAGTGTATTTGGCAGGTAAACATACTTGGGAACCTATTACTATTGTAATAAGAGATGATGTGGATAATAATGTTATTAAATTAATCGATTCTCAGATGCAAAATCAAATAGATCACCACGAACAATCAGCGCCACTGGCCGGAGCCCAATATAAATTTACTACAATTATAGATACATTAGATGGTAAGAATGATTCAAACACAGGTCCTGATATTTTAGATACATGGACATTAGGTGGTTGCTTTATATCTTCTGCAGCTTATAATGAATCTAATTACGCAACAAGCGATGCCCAAATTATTAATCTAACAATTAGATATGATAATGCTAAACATGAAGATGATGTAGGACTAAACTTACTTAACGGGCAATCAGTTGACGGTACCCTATTAGGCGCAACGTCAAACAGTAACGGTTAATTCAAAGGAGTGTGAATGGCGTATTTTGGTAAGATCTTACGGAACTACGCCGATCACTCGTTTGGAACAGTTACATCCGGCGGCAGGCCTTTGCCGGAATTACCTAGATCTAAACATGCATTTGTTGTAAAATTTTACACAACAAGAAACGAAGGAAGCGGAAAAAAAGCATGGCGAGATATGTTATTAGATCTATCATTAATTGTTCAAACATGTGATCTGCCTAGTTACCAATTTGATACTCAAACATTAAATCAATATAATAGAAAACGTATAATCCAAACAAAAGTAAATTGGAATCCTATTTCTATTAAATTTATCGATACCAGAGATAATAAATTTCAGACAGTTTTAGAAGAATATTTTGCATGGTATTATAAAGATGGCAGAGAAATGTCGAAAAATTATGGTGTCGGAGCTTATGTACCTGATGTGGTAATGGATAATCCAGCTATAGATAAATTTGGATTTCAGCCTCCGTTTACTGATACCAGTAGAGCAAAAGAAAAAAGATTTATAACAGCATCACC